AACTAATTGATCTAATATCTAAATTCCAAAGACCCGCTCTTGGCCAAGTAACAAGTTCTTTTGTAACAATATAAGTACCGTTTTCTTGTTCCCTTGGTACATAAAATTGTGAAGTATAAGGTGGCGTTACTTCTCTATTTAAAAGAAAATTCTCAACTTGGTCTAAGTTTAGATTGTAAACTTTGTTTGCTTCATAATCACTTGGTCTAATAACCAAATAATCATTTGAAAAACTGCCTCCACTAAATGGATTTCCGTCAACAATTAATTTAAGTGTGGTAGATCCAGTTGTTGTTGGGTATAAATAGTTTACAGGATATTGTTGATTGTTTAAGTATAAAATATATTTTTTATAATTGAGTGTCATATTTCTTAATGGAGAAACTTCAAACTCATTAAACATCATGTTTGTTGCCGCATTTTCGGTATAATCAATTTCAAATGGATTCTGTATTGAGGAAACATACACCTCAAATGTAGTGTCATCATCTATAGGATCATAAGAAATGTTAATTGCTGTTTGTTGTGTTATAAACTTTGGTGTCTTTGAATTAATTTCTAAACCGGCGGGAAAATAATTAAGAATTTTAGTAATTGACACTGACATTCTTTTAACAAGGGACCCATATTCAGTAAAGTTAGTAACTTGAGATAAATCATAATTTGGGTAAACTCTATAATTGTTTGCCAAAATATCTGCAGACTCAACATTGTTTTCAATATTAATAGACTCTAAGTTAATTGGTTCTGAGAATGTTCCAATGTTGAATGTACGATTTTGTTTTTCGCTAATTCCTGTTGTAAAGTTAAAATTTGCTTGCGTTAAACCTCCGCCAGTGACTAACTGAACGCCAACCAAGTTATTTGAGAACTGATTGGCGGCACTACTTTGTGGTGGACAAGTAAATTTATTTATAGCCATTAAGCGGTTATATTATTAAAAGCCTTAGAGAAGTCGATATTTTCACCACGATCCTGTCTAACTTCATAAAGAAGTGTATTGAACTGATCTTTGATTTCGTACAAATTGTATTGTTTGTAAATATTGTTATTCGCATCATAAATAGTGTAGATACCGTCTTCAATTGATTTAGTTTGATTGCCATAAAGCGCAATTGCAAGTGTTGATATATCTTGATCAACAATTTCAATTTCAGTTGTAATGGGGTTAAAATAAGTATTTGTTATAACAATACTTTGATTTGGTTGTCCAATATACGGAGTCGCACTTGGTTTGTTTGTTGGTGACGATGAAGGTGACACAGTACAATAAATTAAATTGGTTGCTCCCTCAACATACCTATATCTTATAGATTTTTGAATTGTGTTGGTCAAATTTTGGACAACTGGTTCACAATAAAAACACGATGTGATTATTCTAAAGAAATTAGGTATTTTAGTACCATCAGGATTTAAATACTCAACTCTAAATCCAACTAAACCTTGGTTAACAAATTTGTTCTTATATTCTGTGGGTACATTATTTAAATCAATTACAATACCTTTAACATTTGGTAATGAAGATAAAACACCACAATCTGTGATTATTGTTCTGATTTCTGCAGGTCTAATCATAAGGGTGTAAATTCCCAATTTAGTGAATTGATCCGCAGGTAATTTCAAATTATATAAACCACCCAAAATTTCTACCGAGCTACCACCAGTATTTGCGTTGTTAAAATATGGTCTCAATACATCTTGAGAATTAAGCGTTGTTAATGTAAAGTTTTGCGTGTCATCTCTTGATTCAGTGTAGACCATTACAATCTGCACATCTTCAGGACTAACATCCGCTGGTCTTATCGTACCATAATTTCCTGTTGCCATAGTATGTTTTACTTTTTAATAAATATTTATGTAGACACTTTTTCTATAATAAAAAACTTGTATCCGTATTTTTCTAAATCACCAACACTATCAACCTCGCCCAATCTCATGATATATTCCAAAGGAGAATTTTTTCCCCTTTCAATAAAAACATTTGAAACGATTTCAGGTTGGTCTATTACATTAATAAGCGCCTCGTTTTTTGTTATCGCACTTAATTCTAAATCACCAGGTACTAAACCATATGAATCGGCAAAATAAATTGTGAAATCTTCATAGTCATGGTAGATCACACCATTTACGGTATATGCGGTGTATGTATTTGTAATATCAGGACCAAAGTAAGTTCCAATAACTCCTGTCGTACCTGTTACTTGTAATCCCAATTTATATTTTCCTTGATCTAAATTAACTTTTGGTCCAAATTGTGATAAGTCATTCAAAGTTGATTCAGTAAAACCTGTAATAGGAAAAGGTACTGTTGTATAATTGTATGAATAGTAATCAACAATGTTGGTATTTGAGTCCCCCGTAAAAATATAGTCATAACTTACTGGTGTTGCTGACCAACTACCTCCGGCAGGATAAAAAACCATGTTACCTTGAGGATTTGTTATTGTAACATTTGTAAATGGGACCACCAAAGGTTTTTGTACTTTTGAAATCCCCCATGGCGAATTAGCCGTTAATGTTATTATGTACTCCGTACTAGCATTTGGGTATGTGTGGGATATTGGCGTGATTCCTAATACCACTTGTGGTGGTGTACCGTCACCCCAATCTAAAATATATGTTACAAGTTGTAAAAATTTTATTAGTTCTAAATCTGAGGTGTTATAAAATTTGAATGTGTATGGGTTAATTGTGTCACCTGTAACAATAAAGTTGTTTAAAACATCTTTTTGCAAAATCATACCATCAGTAGGACTGTAATATCCTAAATCTACGGTAGATTCTGTGATCATAATATTGACCGATAAACCCGTTAAAAATGAAGTTCCCCCTGTGTTACCACTTAATAGATAAGACATCGGTAAATAGACTCCTGTCGTTCCTGTGGTTACTGTGGTAGCGGTAGTTGCCGTTAAACAACAAGGATCTATTATTGTTGTAATATCAGTTTCTCCCGTATATGGAACAAATACTAAATCACTTTTAACATTTTCAGGTGAAACAATAAAATTATACTGTTGTAATTCCATTATGGGTTAACATATTCATACCAAGTTATCGGTGAATTATTATCTCCAAGTCTAAGACCAGTTGAGGTAGAAAACACTTCGTATGTTTGATTACTATAATCTAAGTCTACTTTATAGTAGTTATAGTCTGAATGGTTAAATGTAAACTTACCAGGAAGTAATAATGTTTGTTTTACATTAGTCATTTGTTTGAAAACTCCTGTTATTGCATCAAAAAACTTTGCGGACATATAAAAAGTATTGACATCAATAAAATCACGACTTCTTAACCAATAAATAAAGAATCCTTCTTTATCTGAACCAATGTAATCTAAAATCATTTCTGGTTTTTTTATTTCAACAGGTGGTAATGTTGGCGATAAAGTTGCCGTTTGTGTTAAACCTTGTTGCGTAGGAAGAATAATTGACAAATATAAATTTTGTACCGTATCATCGGGACTATCATAAAAATCCAATTTAAAAAAAGACTTTGTAAATGACTTTGAGTAGTAATAAACATCCTGTACTGAAAAACCATTGTTCAAATAATTGGGGGACCAATTACCTACAGTTGTTGCAGTTATTGGTTGTGAATAGTCATAAAAATTAAACACATGTTTTATTTCTGTGTTGTCCTTTAAAAATATGTTGTGAGCAAATCTTATTATTTCAAAATCTTGTGGGCCACCAATTACTTGATTAACGGCATCTACCTCATAGTCCGCAATACTATCATCTCTTCCCATTAAATCCCATTGCATGTTGACAGGAATATTAATAAACTTATTAATATCGTCTTTTACAATTTTTATTCTAGTCGCATCCATCCACTAAAGGTTCTGCTATTGTGTTTATGTCAAATGGTACTTTACCTCCTTGATAAGTATCGATCTGAGCCGGATTTATAGGTGTTGCGTAGTCACTTGGTATATTATAATTTTCAGGAGTTATTCTAAAAATTGTATTAACAAAAGGATAATGAGCGTTATTTAAAAATGGATAATCAACACCAACACCATCAGAACTAACAAAACCATAGGAATACAAATCTCTCCATCTAAAGGAAGATATTAATGTTGAGTAGTAAGCATAATCAGGTAGTCCAATAATATTTTCTGAATTAGATTCTTCAATATAGTCTGAAAACACTCTTAATTGAATTGGGTTATGTGGTTGGTAAAAATATCCGTATTGATTTGTTGTTGTTAAGTTGTCACTTGGTAAACTAAACCAATTATTGTTATATGTTATTTTATGTTGATAAGTAGAGATAACTCTTTCTAGTTGTTCATAATTATTCCATTCACAATAATCACCATCCAAAGTATCACCTGTTGTGTAAAAATTGTTATAGAAAAAAGGCGTTGGGTTGTTAAATGTAAAATATTGTGATTGAGAAACCGAAGCGTTTGAATCCGCATTATTTTGATCCCACCATATTTGTGGTTTACCATCTTTTAAAAATGTGTTAAAATCCCAACCTTGTTTTAATTTTTGTGTCCAACCAAAATATCCTCTCCAAATTGTGGTGAAGAATAATTGTGTTAGTGGTCTGTTTTGGTTATCCCTTAAATTATCAATTTTTACATCACAATTAAACGAAAGGGTGTACGATCTTGATCCTTCTTTAACTGAAGTTCTTTTTCTTTGATTTGGAGTTAAAGGTTTAATTTCACATTTTGTTTTGTCATTATAAATGTTTTTTTCATACCCCGCATTAACTAAAACCGCACATTCAGCATCTGTAAGTATTTTATGTTTTCTAACATAATATTCGCTAATTGTGTCTGCGGAGTTTGTTGCATCTAAAACTCTTTTAAATGTACCTTGATTTAATGTAAGAAATGTTGTTCCTGTGTAACCAACATTTTGGATGTTAAAAATATATTCCTCAGATCCTGATCCTCCGTTTCCTAATCTTGAAACTTGGAAAAATGAATTCCCATTATAGTTTGAGGAAAGTAATACAAATTGACCTGTTGATAAACCATGTGGTACAGGACATTTAAATCTTATAAAACCTATGGTTTTATCTGACCCTTCGGTTATAACAAATGGTATGCCGTCTGAGGCGGACCAACTCCAAGAAATTTGGGTGTTAGGTTCTATTGCATACATTTTTTTCTGATAGACATTCAAATAAGGGTAACTAACATAATGTGACCAATTATATGTTGTTGCACTTACGGGTTTAAAATCTAAATGTTTTCCATTTCCAAATGTGTAACCCGAAACACGAGAATCTGTTCTTATAAAATCAAACTCAGGGTATTGTGGGAATCCGTCCCAAGGCACATTTGAGTTAAATGGGTTTGGCGGAACATTAGATGTATTACTAGTAGTGATAATACCACTTGGGTAATATGAAGACGCATTTTGTATCGCATTTGTGTAGTACAAATTGTCTCTAAATGGTGCGTATGTTGTTGATCCAGTATAAGCATTTTCAAATAACAATGTGAATTTTGTAACTGGCCTAAAAGTTGGCGAGGCTTGTCTTTCTTCATCAAATACGGTAATCAAACTAATATCCACAGTTCTGTCAAACTCTATCAATTCTTTCATATTTTGAGTGAAAGGTATGTTTACAAATTGATCACTTAAAGGAGCTGATTTGTACCTTTGATCCGACTGAATTATTCTTGTTGTTGGGTCTACCATAATTATTCTTCTGTTGCAACATAAAGTTTATAGAACCTATCTACCGCTGTTTTTCCATTATTTAAACCAAAGTAGAAGTGGTAAGGTGCGCCAACAACAATACCATCTTTAACTGTACTTTCTTGAGCTGGATTTGGACTTGGATTACCTTGAAGAATTAAAGGGGTAATTGGCATTGTCCCCCCCGTTAAATTAAAACTTGAGATGAATCCAAGTTTTGTTAATGGTGTTTGATATTTTTCATCATTACTTGTAAAATCTAAATCTTGATATCTTTTATTAAAGAACCCGTTTCCATAAACATCAGTATACCAGTTATTATCTTCAGATCCAAAAATATTAGGTGTTCCGACAGATGGGTTTGGTTTTTTAATTAACCATTTATAATGTGGCACATACTGAGATTTAGGATATCCAAACTTTTGCTCAATTAAAGGATTAAAATTATATGTTTCAATCCCTGGAGCCATAATTTTCCTATATCTTAATTCTTCTGTTGATGAAGAGAAAAATAAACCTAATATTGGTTTAATAAAAACATTTGGTATAGACCCGACACTTCCATTTTGGTTATCACCAAAGTATATATAACTATTATTAGGCACATTCTCCGTTATAAAAGGAGAAACTTCCCACTCTGAATTTATAGACAACATTTGAGCCCAATCACCATCAATTCTGTATCCACCTCTAGTGCTATTAAAGAATTGTATTATTCCTTTGCCCTCACTGTTATTATCACCAGTTGAGATTGGTATAATTCTTTGTCTAACACCTTCATTTAATATTCTTGATAAGAATCCTAATTGAACGATGTCGGAGTTATCTTGATATGATGTTGTTTTAATTTGATTTGCATAATATGACCCAAATTGACTATCCTCTGAAGAACAACATACCTCACTAATAAAGGAGTCCCTTGGACCTAAATCGGTTATAGTTGTTGGAAATTGGATTTGTCTTTTGTTATATCCATAACCTGGAAAATCAGTACCAAATAAACCTTCAGAAGGACTTTTTTTACCAATAAAATTATTTCCATCCCAAGGAGATGATCTGTAATAAAATGTATTACTAATTTGATTAAACATTATAACATCTTCACAATAGCTATAAATTGGTTTTGCAACAGAATTAAATGTTGTTCTCTTGTTAAAATTAAACATGTACAGAGATCCATTAATCCAATTGTTTTGGAACACTTGAGCAAATACCCCTCGACATGCGGCAAAATTCATAGTAAATCTAACTTTCCATTCTAAGAATAATCTTACATCTCTAAAATATTCAGGAAACAAATAAAGTTTTTTGAAAAAAGGAACATTTGTTTCTTTATAGTTTAATAAACAATAACACCCATTAACCATTCTATTTGGCAGTATTGAACATTGACCATAAGGAATAACCCCCACATTGTTTCCACTCCCTGAATAACACTCCAAAGGTACCATACCTTCACAAGTTAATGTTTCTGTAAGTTCCGAAGTTATTGGATCAAGATCTTGATACTCACCTGATGGTAAATCAAATCCTGTGGTAGTAATTGGAGAACTTTGTGCTCCATTTGCAAGGTAGAACGCAAAATTATCATTTTGGTGAAGAGCATAACCCGTTTGAGTTCCTGCAGGTCCGTTTTGCACTTGGGACGATGTTGGTAATCTATCACTTCTCATTACAATTCTGTTTGTAATTGAGAAACTTACCCCTGGTAATGATGTATATCTGTAATATGCGGGAGAATAAAGTGCTGTTAGATTACCTTGTTGTGCGTTTATACCCGCATAAAATGTTGATCCAGTGTTAAAGTATTCACCTATTTGACAATCTTGATTACAAGAAGGTGAACTAAAGAGCCATCCTGTTTGCATAAACATTGGTGGATTGTTAACATTGTTTACCCATCTCATGTAAGTTCCACCAACCATATAATAAGAAGTATTATTTACAGGTAAGTTATAAGCATTGGTTGTAGACACAATTGTCTGTGTTAACGAACCCGAAATTGTACTGTTTTGATTTGTTGCCCATACATTAGGATAAGGAGAATAACTACTCGCATTTGCGACTCCCGAATTATCATCAGTATTTAAATAATAATATGGGTAATTAGAGGTAAATGCTGTCCAACTTAATGGATTAGGGGTAAAAGTAAAGGAAGGAAAATATAATTTGTTGGTTGAGTTATTAGATGTGTCGTGTTGTACAGGTTTTAAACCTGTTGATAGTGGTTGTATTGGGTAATTTAAATAATAACTTCCACTTACAATTGGTCCTGTTCCCAAAGATTTACCAAATATATTTGATAAGTCATATTGTATTTCTGGTTGTTTTACGGTATGAGGGTCTACTCCTCTAACAAAAATACAAATCTCATAATTTTTATAATTCTGCATTGATTGTATAATGTTAGGATAAGTAAGTGATGTCACACCACATACCCCAACAGCACATGTCATATCATGTAATAAATAACTTGCCGGGAAAAATCCTGTACTTCCAGTGTTGGATAAGGTAATAAACTCAGTGAAGGTCATTCCTGTTATTAACTGAAAATACTCCATATCTGTTGGGTATTGTAGATATGACTGTTCAACAGTTGTGTCACCTGTTACCGGTAATTGACTAACCTGAGGTGACTTAATTATTATATTAGCTTGGGATTGTCCTGCGTTTGGTCCTGATGGGTTTGCATAATATATAGTCTTAGGAATTGTATTACCTGTTAATGTTGTCCCTGTAATTGAGTTGGTTTGGAATTGATTTATTGTTGCTCCTGTTAGGTTAGTTAATCTATTTCCAGGTGTTGTATAACTTGGATTAACATAATTTGGGTCTTGTAGTGTAACTAATTCCCCAATACCTAATTGTTGTGCAGATCCTTGATTCATAAGGACAACTAAAACTTGGTCAAAATATGGTTGTGATCCTAAAGTTGGGTTTACGGTTGTTTTTATTTTATTTACACCACTGTTTGGAATGTTTGCGGTGCTTGAATAAAAATATTTATCTCGAGTATTAAACTCGTTTAATCTTTGAGAAAGGGTTACAGATGTCGGGTAAGCAAAATATCTATCATCGGGTAAATTGGGTATTGTTGGTGGTATTGCTCCATTCCTTTGAGCATAGAATAAGAATGGTTGTGGTGCCTTTAAAAGATACGCCTCATTTGGTATGTATCTATTAGGATCAGTAGAACTTAATACATCGTAACCTGAGGCCATTCTTATAAAATCTAATGATGCCCTTGTTATTATATCAATTGTTATAGTAGGTGTACTTGCAGTTATTAAACCAACAAGAGACTCACAAGGTGGGAATGGTTCGTCACCAGCTTCATTGTTACTTAAATTTGGGTGATCTAAACTAAATGACCCAGAATAGTTCACAGGAGCTATTAAAGAATTTGGTGTTGATAAAGTGACATTAAATCCACCTTCTTGCCCTGATTGATAGTCTGCCGCGGCTTGATCTAATTCATTGGTTATAGAGTTTGTATCAAAATCATCATCTAAGGACGCATCTTTACAATCACACTCACAACTTGTACAATCAGGATATGAAATCATTGGTAATCCGATCCTTGGAAAACCTTTTACTTTTATTGCCGCAAGCACAGCAAATGCCGTAAAGGCGAGCGATAAAACAACAGAGAAAGCGGCTTTAAGTATTAAACCAAATTGATTTAAAATTAATCGTATATCTTTTATAATTGCACCTACATCAATAACAGGCCCTCCAAGATTTACAGATATTGAACTTATGGCGGTTTCTATTACATCTGCGGCATTATTAACCACCGCAATTGTATCGTAAATCGCATTTTTAGTTAAGATTATGCCCAATATGATTAACACATATTTTAATATTGGCCACATAAATGCAATTAAGTGAGCAACAAATAACAGATTTAGAAGTGGGAATGTTAAAATATTTATAAGAATGTTAAAAACAAAATATATTGGGTCAAAGTTTTTTATAATATCGTTTACTGGGAAAGTATTCACATTTGACTTACAAGATCTATCATCAATTTCTTTTATTCCCAAGTGTTTAGCCCTACCAAGTCCATTTTTATATCTATCCAAAAACATTGCGGTAGTATAAACTTTGTTATAATAGAATTCATAGAAACTATCTTCACAATCTAGAGCATCCTGTGTGTCCGCATAATCATCCCAATCTGTTGAGAAAGCATATGATTTATAAACATCAAATAAGGGTTGTGGGACTTTTGTAAAACTAATGTTAATTACTTGTGTTGGGTCAATTGGAGTTGCAACAATTTGTAATGTATCACCATTAGTGATCTGAATTGATTCTGGTGAGCCAAAGTAATTAATTCCATTAATGATTATCGTATAACTTTCAAGGTTATAGAAAACGGGATTTATTAACCCAAAAGAATTTGAAGCTGTAACTGTGGTTCCTGAATTAGATCCAATAGGAATTGTTGGGTAATTGAATATTGAAGTACTATATATCTGAAAAGGGTCTTGATCATAATTTGACCATCCATGTTCTTTAACATTCGGGACTAAGAAATCGGCTCTTAAAAAAGTTCCTTGTAAACCTTGTTGTGTTTGCCATTTAAATTTAAATCTGTATTTACCTTTTGTTGGTATTCCTTTTTTAGTGTCATTTGAAATTACTTCTTCTCCAAATTCATTTGTATATATATAATCCAAGTTCATTGGTACATTTACTAAAAAGGTACCATCCCCATCAATTACTTTACCCGCTTGTTCTATATCCCATCTTTCTAATATTGGTAAACCCATAGAATCGGAATATATTGTTTGTCTAATACCTTGTATTTCACCAGGTCCCGCAACCAACTCACATAAATTTCCTGTGTTGTTTTTTGGTTTACAACTTACTTTAAGGGCATCGTCATTTGTGTTAGAAATGATTGACCCCATGAATATTGAACTTGGTTGAATTGTAATATTTGCCAACTTAGTAAGGTCAAAGTCGGCTCTTGTTATTCCAACTTGACAAAAATCTTCAGCCCCCCAAAATGGTCTAACATCAATGTTATATATCAGATTTTTAATTTGTGGTAATTCTCTTAAATTTGTTGAGGTTTTAAATCTTGCTCCATTAACTTGACTTTCTGTTGCTAATCCTTGTTGGATTAAATCTTGCGGAGACATTGAGAAACACCCTATATCTGAAAGATCCACATCCATCACTATGGTTTGTTCTCCAACAGGAACACCAAAAATCATAAAGTCACCACTCTCATTTGTTGTTACGGTAAATCTATAATATTTGTCATATACTTCAATATATGATTCGTCCATAAGAACATCACCTTTATTTGGGAATGTTCCTGTTGAGGCGTGTCCTTTGTATGATGGTAATTTTGGAAGTAGATTATATCTATAACCATCTTCATTTGTGTCTCCAATTGTTTTAAAAGGATATAATTCAGAAATAACTGGGTCTAATTCGTCAGTATCGTCAAGTGGAATAAAAACGGATACCTTTGCATTTGGTAAACCATACCCACCATTAACAAACACTCTTCCCGTTACAACTCCATATGTTGAACAAAATCTACTGTATACATTGTTTGCAAGGATCTTTAAGGAAAGTATCTCTAAAGATTCCCAATCTTGTTCTAAATTGACATTTATATATTTATCAACACCGACTTCGGTTCTTATTCTATACGATTTAGACATTAAAAATTTGTTTTTTCATAAATAGTTTATTTCCTATTTTCATAAAAAATACACCTGTTCTGAAAAAAATAAACCACTAAGAGAAATTAACAGATTTTAAGTTTAATACTCTAATATTAATATCTTTATTTGGGTATCTTACTTGATAGATTTGTGTTGGTGTTGCAAATATTGTATCTGCAGAAGGTTGGATTTGTCTTGTTACCGGATCAGCATAAGGCATTGATGTTTGACTTGAAGAATATTGACCACCTACTTGGTTATAAAATAAAACATCGTTTATACTAACAATCCCATTTTCCGATTGTATTAATCTTCTTAATTCAGATATGTTAACATTTTGTCCTAAATTTCTAACAAGAGGATTAAAGAAGTCAGTAACAATTTGTATTGTTTTAGCAATAACTGATCCTTGGTTTTGACTATTATCTAAAACTACATCAACTGTAACCGATAAGTCTATTGTTTCGGCAGCCTCTATTGAAATGTAATCATTTATCATCCTATAATTTGATAGATAGTTTGCAACATTTTGTTTTAATGTGTTTGAAACAACATTGGTTAAAGTTCCGCTAGAATCGTAAGACAACATTTTAATTCTAATCTTATTGTTTTCCTCAGTAATCGCCACTTTTGCTGGTGCCCCATATTGTGCCGGCATTGTTCTTAGGATTGAATTGTAGTCATTTACAGTCACCGCTCTATTTTGTGCCGCAAAATTAAATGAAACCATGTTTCTAACATCTTCAGTTGTCGGTGGGTTAGCCCCTCCAATTGCAGCCGTTACATTATTACATTGTAAACTATTGATAACATTTCTATTAGCACTTTCAGATGGTCCATTTACCGAAAATGATACTGTACCAATTTGATTGATTGTATTAATACCAACATTGCTAGATAAACCACCACCAATTCTATATTGTACAAATAAAGTACTGTTTGCTGTAAGTGCGGCTCCCAATGAATAGTTGTTTGTATATCTACTCAAATCAAAACCTTTACCGTCAATTGCAAATTGTCGTAATTGTTCATCTGCAGAAATATTTCCACCACCAAAAGTCATTTTACAATAACCTTGTGGAGTATATTCTGAAATAAACTTGTTAGAAGTTGTAATATACAAACCAACTTTAACGCCTGGTTGATCAGAAACTTTTGTAGGGTCTTCAACAAACACTCTATCTTCTACAAGAGCATCAACTTCAAAGAATCTTTCAGGTCCTATAACTAAAAAATCTTGTGGATTTGGTATTGTTGAATACTGAGTTCCTTGTTTCAATAAAACACTTGAAATGCCTAAAACATTTTTTTCAGGAAGGAATAACTCTAAATATGGTTTTACATCATTAGGGGTTATTACTCTTTTGTAAACTTTTGTAATTCCGTTTACAACAACTTCTCTTTTTACGATCGTATAATTTATAAGTTTTCCACTTGAATCAAAATTTGGTATTTTAACCCTATTTGGTGATCCTTCAGCATTTACTGGCGATTGGAAATCTATATCGTAGACAGTTTCAAAAGGTTGTCCCGCCCCACTAACTTGGGATCCTCTTCTTAATATACCACAATATCTTAAATCTTCTCTGTCTCCAAAAGCGGGAACTGTTATTGAAAAGTCAACTAACGCTACTGAAGGTCTTTGCCCCGGTACTTTTAAACCATAGGTTCTTGCAATATTGTAAATTGAATTTTTTTGTTGTGCAAATTGTAAAACTGTTTCTTGAATACTTCTATCTATCTGATAATTTAAGTTATCAGTTACGGCAGCGTTCAAATCTAACATTACGGAAAAAATACCCGCATCGTTAAAATTTTGCACTAAATCGGGATAATAAGTTCTAGTAAAATTTATAAGTTCTGTCCTAACTCCTTGAAAATCCCTTGCGGTATAGGAAATCTTTTTTTCTGCCATATAAAATTAAATATTTAGAATTATAAAATCTTGAGATTCAAAAGCTGAGTCGGTAATTCTATAGTCTATTTTTATTCTTGCCGTGTGTTCTAAAGTTGCAATATTTGTAACTTTAAATTCTCTTTCACCGTATTCGTTTACGGTAAATCCTTTATCTTCCAATCCTGCTGATGCCGGTTCAACTGTCACATTTGTAACTTGTAAATTTGGCATATATGTTTTAACGGTATCTCTAATTTCTGATTCAATATCTGAAAATGTCGGACCATCTAATGGTTCAAATATATATTCATATAATCTTGTCCCAAAATCAGGTAGAAAATATCGACTTCCCTTTCTTGTTAACAATAAATGAACCAAGTTTGTTCTAGTCTCACCTTCTGTTGTTTCAGTAACATCAAGATACCTCCCCGTAAAAGAATCTACAAAAGGAAAAGAAATCCCATAAGTTATACCATTTGCCATATGACATAAATATATGTTATCGTTTTTTTAAGTAAAAACTATAAAAATATGTCAAAAAAAAATCCCAACTTAATGTTGAGATTTTAATACTTTATTACCTTTAATTTTTGGTGGATAAAAAGCACAATGTAAACATCCACTACCACAACAACTTCCTCTAAGTTTATGATATTCTTCAGTCATAACCATTTTACCTTCACTATTATAGTAAAAATGATTTGGTTGGAGTTTAGATCCGAATTCTCTAATATATAATTGTTGAACCCAGTCTTTTGATGCGTTTACAGTCATAAATTACACAATTTCACAGGCTCCACCAGCACAAGCAGCTTCACCTCTAAGGTCTGTATTATCTTGTAACTCAATTACTTTTGTAAGATCAACATCCGATAATGTTTTAACTAATCTTTCAAATTCTTCTTTTGTACAATCCTCAAAAGGAGCTTGGGTGTATGTTCCTCCGTTATATGGTAACACCGAAAGTCCATTATAGAAATCTCTGTTATTCCACATCCAATCACCAACTAAATCCCACTCATCTTCTTTAATAGAAATGGTAGCAGATACATTGTGCGTATTCTGTCCGTTTCTATGTCCTGGTTTAATCCATTCTTGAGACACTTTTTTAACTCTTTCTAACATTTGAAATACAGACTCATGTCTTATGATTGCACCTTCTGGCGCTTTTTGTGGTATACCAATAACCGCAGTGTCGTGAGGACGGAAAAACTCATCTTCAATCAACTCAGGGTGATTATTCACCAAATAAGAATATATTGATTCATTCTTACCTACACGGATTCTTCTTAGATAATAATCATTATGCCAAGCGTGGATTCCTGATGATGTGCCCAACACTAACGATGAGGTACCTGATGGTTTAACAGTTGTTGTTCTTGCTGATTTATTAATTCCAATCATCTGAGCAACTCTTTCATTTTCTTCTTTAACCATCTTAGCCGCTCTTTTCATATCATAACCCAAAACAACACCCGAACCAATACCTGTCATTCCAACACCAATAAGTGCGTCTTTTTCAGTTGTTCGTTTCCAAATGTCTCTTAGATAATGGAAATCGGTGTATCCCGCTTGTAATGTACCAATGAATGACGCCGCTTTAACTCTTGCATCAAAATCTTCTTGTGATTCAATATCTGAAGCATTAACCTCACACAGGTTACAAAATTGAAATGGTCTAAGTGCAATTTCACAACAAGGGTTTGTTCCCCAATCTTTGTCGTTTGACAAATAGATACCCGGCTCTCCTGCTCCTGATAATTCAATTCTTTTCCAAAGACCTGTAAAGAATTCTTTAGTAATTTTGTGACGAAGAAGTACTGCCGAGTTATTAGCTCTACCTCTTTGTGCGTTTTGTTCCCACCAACTACCAGATTTACAAGAAATCATTTCTTCATCGTCAGCCGAGAATAATGAGATAAGTGCCGCTCTTCTAATACCTCCTGCCAATACCGCATCTGCAATATGACATACAATATCGTGAGTCTCAATTGGTGTTAATTTTTCACCATCTTTTTTGTTATCCAAAACTTTTGTAATATTATGAATACAATCTTTCAATGGTTGTGGTCCTGGCGCCTTTCCTCCCGATGTAACAAGCATTGCCCCCTTTTGTCTAATATCTGAAAAATCAAATATAGGTGTTGACGATTTGTAACCCAAATACGATTCCATTAATACTTTAATAGCATCTGCCCATCCTTCAATAGAGTCACCAATTAGGTATCGTCTTGTTCTTTCTTTGTTTGGTTTTTTAAGGTCGGGTAATTTTTCAACATGATGTTTTTGAACTGAATACCCAACTCCTGTTCCTCCTAAAAGTAAAAACATTGTTTCAGAAAAAGAGTCAACATGGTCAATTGGCATATAAGCACAGTTGTAAACCCTGTTTGGTGAAATTTCAATTGATTTACCACCAAACTGTAAAGATCTCATTGACGGTAATACTTTTTTATCATATACCATTTTATACACCTCTTCGATTTCACTTGTAATTTTAGGGTATTTTTTTTGGTGCATTTCTTTGTTACGAGTAACCAACTCTTTCCAAGTTTCTCTCCTATTTTTTTGGGGTTGGAACTTGGCATACTTCATAAAGACAGTAATGTCACTTAATATTTTTTGCGAAATATTCATTTTATTTAAATTTATTTGTTAATTGTTTTGTGTTTGTCTTTCTTTTCTTTTTTCTAAAAGTTCTTTAACTCTTAGTCTTTGTCTTTCTTCTTTCTGTTCCTCAATACCAAGAAAGGTCATTGAGCTTTCAGTATCGATATCAATCATTGCATTATCAAACTTACAGTTTTCAAACACAACACCATCGTCTCCGATTCTTGATTTTGTAATTGCTATTGTTGCCAACTTTAACTCTTTTTGTTGTAGAGTCTTGGCTACAGTTATAATAACATGTCCCACTTGTGCCTTCTTAATTGATCCACCCATTTGATCTGTTGTTACCACTTCGGAAGATATTGAAGATCTGTTACCTTGTGTTGCGGTCCAACCTACAAGATTCATTTCGTGACACATAGCTTCAAATGCTCTCATTACCGAACCTTCACTTTTCCATTCATCACCTAAATGTTTGTCAGGTACTACACAATCAATATAATCTAATAAAACCATATCAATCTTAGTACCATCCGCAACCATTTTTCTAATTTGGTTCTTAATTTGTAACATAGTTACAGTATCTGATGGTAATTTTTTCAAAATTAATTTGTTTGTCATTGTTTCCTCAACTTCTTTAACTTTTAAGATAACTTCTTCTCTTTTTTCTGATAAATCGTCAGGATGTATTTTTGTCCATAATGTGTAGTGTTTTCTTTGGATTACCTTTTGGTTATCCTCAAAAAATATTTGTAATACATTATTTCCCATATTAAATGCATGGTTCGCAATCTTAGTTAAAATTGTAGACTTACCAACACCTGTTGGTGCTAAAATAACCCCAATTTCACCTCTTGCTAAACCACCTTTTAATAGTCTGTCAATACCTGGTATTCCCATTGGGATTGGGTGTCTATAATCATCTTCTAACACTTGATCAATATTGGAAAATACATTTAATATACTTGTGTCTTTTGCCCCAACTTGTAACGCTCCTCTAACCAATTCTTCAAGAGTGTCATAATTTTCAAATTCACCACCATCGATAATTTTTTGAGCCTTACCCATTACTTTTTGTAACTCTTGTTGTTTACAAAATTTTAACGCCTTTTCCTGAACAAAAGTTACACCATCTATAGGTGAGTCCTTAATTTTCTTAATTGTATCCAAAACTATTTTGGATGCAATCTCTTGTTGTAGTTCAGATTTTGTAATCTGTTCTAATGTTTCAAAGGATGGTGTGTGATCGTATTTAATATAATACTCTTTAACCATTTGAATAATTATTTTAAAGTACTTATTTTCAAAATAATTATTTTCAATAACATCAAGAATTGAGTGTGAAAAGTCTTTATCTATAATAATTTGATTTAACAATTGTAACTGAAATGTATTACCTAAATACTCAAAATTTTTGATAGTCGCCATATTTTTTTTTACTTTAGTAAAGATAAATAGTCCTAGTTTTTAATAAATTCGGGATAAAAATAATTAAATTTTTGACCTGAAAAAATGTCAGTTAACTCCGCCATGATAGATTTTAACTTTGGGCGTAGGTCTACGGTATATCTGACCTTTGGGGGGTATGGTTTTGCGTCAAACCGTCTATGACAAATTGTCATATCTCCTACCTTAATAATTAAATTAAAATTTTCTGGACCATCAGTAATTGATGTGTTTAGTAATTCCGGATTCTCTAAAATATCGTATTGGTGGTCCAACATATAAACTATTGATCTCATTTTTAAATCATTTTTGAGATCGTGGCAAAGATAGTCAACATGATTATAAAATTCTTCCGATTTATGAGCGTTTTTGTTAAACCCTCTAACATTAAAGAATCTTTGAACTACAATGTTGTCGTTGCACATTAACAAAAATTCTGTCTTTGTAATATCCTGTTCTTTCATTTTGTTTTTTTAATTTTTTTTGTTTTTAAATTTGTTTTTTTCTTTTCTTGTTAATTTTAGAAAAGGTGTCAAAAAACTAACCCAAGCATCGTCCCTCTTAGGTAGGTATTTGAAGAGTCCGTCTTCCATCATCATTCTAATTAAATTCTTATGTCCTCTTCCGTCGGGATCCATCGACTCGGAATAATAAGATTCAACTAATTCTTTTCCTTCTTCACTTATTAGTGGTTCCGATAAGTCCACAAGTTTTTTATTTATCTCGTAATACTCATCACCAAAAATACCATCTTTTGTTCTACCACTTAATAGGTTTTTTAATGCGGGATTGTCTTTATCTTCTTTTAAAAGTAATTCCCCTTTTGTTAAAATATCGGAGATATTTACTTCTTTGTCAAGTAACTCAGGAAATAACTTAACCAATGTTTTTTCTCCCAAATAATAAATTCCATTAATGTTGTCTGACTTATCACCAGATAATATTTTCCAAGTTTTAATATTATAATGAGGTATCTCGACATCACACATTTTAACCATATCTCCATTCTTATAATGTTTTTTAGTGATTGGAGAATAGATACTCACATCTTCAGAGATAAGTTGTGTAAGGTCCCTATCGCTTGAGAAAATGGTTTTGTGTTCGTCTTTAGATATTTTACAATAGTACGCAATAATATCATCAGCCTCACAATCATCAATTTCAATATGCCTTATAAACATATCTTCAAGATATTGTTTTACTCTTGTTTTTTGATATGAGAACGAATGGACTTGTTCTTCGGTATTTGCTTGTCTTCGGTTAAGTTTATAATTGGGATAAAATAATCTTCGTTGTGTTGAACTACTTTCACTATCCCAACAAACCACAACTTTATTGTAGTTTCCTTCATCCAAAAATCTTTTGGTTGTGTTTAAGAAATGCCAAATACCACCAACATGTTCTCCGTTATTATAAAAATCTTTGACACCACAAACTCCAATCTTCAGTAGATTGTTCCCATCAATAACAAGAGTTTTAATCATTTAAATTTTTTAAGTGGTTTGAAAATACTTTTTTACTCGTCAGAGTCATCATCAGATTCGTCTAAAGAATAATCCGAATACCCTAATTTTGTTTCCCAATAATCTGAATATTCTTTCTTATAGTTATCCAAAGATTCTTTTGTGTCTGTAATATAACCTTGTGGTACCGCAATAATCTTACCATCTTTATACCCAAGACCATTAACATGATTCTTTAATATAGAAATTTTTGTTCTAATTGCAAACGACACTTTTCTACCATTCTTAGTCGCATCAATGTGACTAATACCCGCCTTTTTCTGATTACCAAACAAGAACACTAATGATGATGCCAACCATACCGCTTCACCACCTTTGGCCTTAATTTCAGGTTGTCCAAATGGATTGTCAGGAAGTAATACCCAAGGTTGATTTAAAATTACAAGAGTGTTATAATAAGGATATTCTTCTTTTTTAGATTTTGAGATTCTTGAATGAATCCCCATACCAATCTTATCTGCAAGTACCTTAGCGTTGTGCATTCCACCACCTTTTCCATCAAAAGTCATCTGACAAGGCACACTACCAATACTATCCCATAAAAACAATAAGTTATAAGGTATATCTCCTTTTTCTTGAGAATCAAGAATATTATTAATGAATTCTGTTGCTTGTTCAATCACATCAAATGAATCGTTAAAAATAAACATACCATCATACTCACCAAGTTCGTTTTTTTCTGCCTGTAACCCTAATTCAATTGCGTGTTCCCAAGACCATTTTTTCTCAGTAATAATAAGAACAGGTAAATGACCTTTCTTTTGTGCGTCAGCCGCAGCAAGAATCATTGCCGTTGTTTTTGAAGTGTTTGAGTGTCCTAAAAACATGTTAACACCCCCCATTACAGGTCCAGGTAATCCACAAGAGTTCATAAACGCTTCCCCGCAATTATAAAAACTTTCGGGTTTATATTTTGTTTTGGTGGAAAACTTACTTTTTATTGCGTCTAAACTAAATTCTTTCTTTTTCAATGCCATAATAATTAATAATTGTTATATAAAATATAAACAAAAAAACGGGAACAATAAACTGCTCCCGTTATAGTTTTTTTAATTAAATTAGAATGGTAAGTCTTCGTCTACTACATCATTTTTTTGTGGGTCCGCAACTTCAGTAATTGAAACTGATTTTGTACCTCCAATAGAAACTTCAGATGTTTCATTGTTTGAATAAGCATATCCTCCCTTTTCAGAATCCCATCTTGGAGTTTCTCCTCTTGCAAGGGCCTCAAGGTATTCTACAGGTTTTTTTGAATAAACATCTTCCCAAGTCATTTCATTGCCAACCCAATCAGCCATTTGATCTGTATCTTTGGAAATTGGGGCTGGGTCATCATACATAACAGTTTGGATAACCGTGTAAGTCGCACCTTTTGGTGTTTTTGCTTTTGTTAACTCAAGAATTAAATCACGACCATTATCAGGATCAGTAATATCTCCTTTAGCCTTCCAAATTGGAATGATTTTGTCAAGGATACCTTCTTGTTTGTAGTTGTGTTTAAATCTCCAAAATTTTACGCCATCCTGTTCGTTATCACGATCAACAACTTTTACAATATAAAACTTACGAGATCTATATTGTGTTGCTAATTGTTTGTCAGATTCTTTTCCTGTTGACATAAGTTCTTCATAAACTTCATTCAAAGGTGAACGCTCATTGTCATTCTTTGCTGGATCGTAAAATTTTTGCCATTTACCGTCTACTTGAACTTCGTGAAACCATACTTCTTTGAATGGTGAAGATCCGTCTGTTGTAGGTAAAATACGGATTTTCCGTTGACCTTGTTTTTCGTTGTCTTTCAATAATGCCGCGAAATATTTTTTCATACGGTCTTCTGAAGACATTTTTGATGTAGCGTTTGAGCTACTTTGTGATTTTTCGTACTGTGAAAGTACTGCGTCTAATGAATTTGTCGCCATGTTAGTTAAATTTAAATTAAAGGTTTATTGTAGAATTATAGGTATATAAAAAGGTATAGTCAAATAGTGTTGTAAAAAAAGTTTTAAGGTCTATATTTTCGACCTTAAAACTTATGAATTATATCTGTTTAATAAAATATCGTCTTCGTCTTCCATTGGTTCATTAAATGTTTTTTCAATGTCGGAAGGGCTAAAGTTTTCAACTTCATCTTGGGTTAAAACATATTCGTTTTTACCTGTTTTTTCCATTTCTTCTTCTTTGTCTTTGAAGAAGTCTGCTAAGTTTTGTTTGTATGGTCCGGAATCTAAACTTCTTAATTCAAGTTTTTCTTGTGGTGTCTTAGGTCTATATCTCTCAACTTTAGCATCCAATATATCAATTTTTTGAACTATATTGTCCATTTCGGCCAATTTTTCTTCCATTGTTTTAATTTGATTAAACAAGTTTTCAAAATATTCTTCTTGTTTATCTGCCATAGTTTTTTGTGAATCAACTAAGTCCGTAATATCTAGTTCTTCAGTTTCACCTTCACCCTCTATTCCTTCTTCACCTTCACCAGGTAATTCTTCAACATCAGGATCTTTAGATAAATCAATAGGTTCTCCTGCGGGTGGTGCAGGTGGTGGAGTCGTTCCTGCCGCTGGTGGTGCTCCTGCCGCATCAGGTACTGGTGGTGCGCCTGCTCCTCCTGCTAATGCCGGATCCTCAACCGGTGGTGGAGCATCTTGTTCCATGATGTAATTATTGATTGATTTGTATCTTGCAATCTCATTTAATATTTTTTCATCAATTTTCATCTTATCCGTTCAATAAAGTTTTTATACCATTTTTGGTTTCTACTTGAATTTTTTTGAATGTTTTCTTTGTATTGTCAACTCTTTCAATCAATCCGTCTTTCATTCTTACAGTATAACAATCTCCTGTGTCTAAATCACAAACTTGTTTAGTACCATTGCCCATATCTTTTTCTGAAACTCTTGTATTTTTACCCAAGTAGTTATCTAATATTAATTTAGTGCTCATATATGTTTTTATTTATAAATATCATGTTTATTGTAAAATTGCCGTTAATACATTTGCCGCGTTTATAAACTCCTGTCTTAATTTATCTATTTGATTTTTGTCCTTTTCAATTTGAGTATAAACATTAGAGTTTTGGTTTACAGGATAATACAAAACATAAAGTTTTGCATATATAAAAGGTAATTCATTATCCCCAAAGTTTTGTAATTCCGCTTTAATATTTGTTGGTAAATTTCTTACTGAATAATGAACAAATTTTAGAAAATCATATAAACTTCTGAACGAAACCACCGGAAGGTTAGGGTCAGACCCTCTAGAAACACAATAGTATCTTCTGTTTATATACTCAAAAAATTTATCAGCATAAACTTGAGTTAGATCAATAGTGCTAAAATTATTCTCATATGCTTTTATTTCTGACCCATTACCAGTTCCTGAATCGACAAATACAAATGTGAACATTAAAGATACTAAATCACCAAAAGTACTTCCGGTTTGAGAATATTTATTATCTAAAAGAACTCGTACAATTGTATTATATAAATCTTTTGTAGAAAACGAAGTCGGTGTTGGTTCATCCGTTGCAACAAATCCTTGGTACCTTGACTTTATTTGTGCCGCACAATCTTGATTTTTTGTTAATGTATCTTCACTACTTAAATTAGCAATAGTATTAGACGCTTGTATTTGTACATTCTCTGATTTAGCTTTGTTTAATTCTTCATTTTCTCTAACTTTAGTTTGTAATTGAGAAACTAATTTTTCATTTAATGTCTGTAAAAAATTATCAACTGTCGGTAAACTATAGAATGGTTGTCTAATTCCTTCAAATTGTGTTTTGAATCCGTTTTCAGAAACATCATGAGTAACTTTAGTAATCATATATGGTCCTGAAAACATTGGTATATTTCTAATATTAAAATACATCATTGGTTGGATCAGCGCACACCCCATCATATCAACAGAACATGAGTAACTTCTATTTTTGTATAAATTATACAAGGAAACATTTTGAGTTGTTGATCTTCTGTTTTTACCTAAGTTAGCCATTTGGTTTAAAACTTCCAATGATTCTGATGTTGGTTTACCAGGATCCTGAGCAACACTGAACGATGTAAATATTTGTTGATTCTCTCGTGTAATATCAACATTAAAACCTACAATCTTATTGGATTTATCCCAATCATTTTTATTTGCCAAGTTTTCAACTAATGGATTGTCGCTCGCTCTTCTTAAATCAAAAGCGTCGTCTCTAAATCTATAATCAATATTATCATTCAAGTTAAGATGTTCACTTGGTTTGTTTACATAATAACAAAGGAATTTAGGAGAACTTTGTCTGTAATCCACATTAAGATATGTACCAAACATCATGTTTCCAACTTCTAATGTTCCATCCGGTCTTGGTGTTGGGTTTTTCTGCGCATCTTGTACATTATAAAAATTAACATAAGCCGGTAACATAAAGTGTTGGAAATTATTCTGTACTAAAATAGTTGTAACCATGTCAAGTAATGTGTTCTTATATGAGTTTGACCCTGAGTGTTTTTCTGTTGCACCATCTTCCAATAAATTAATAATACCAAAAATGTCCACTAATATTTTATCACCAACATTTCTACTAGCTCTATCAACCAACATAACATCTTCAAAAAGTGTTTTATTTTGAAAATCAAACCCCGCAATCCATGTATCATTTAATGCTTTAAATGTCTCCCAAAGTTCTGTTCTTGTTTGTTCCGTAAAACCTGCCTCCAAATTAGCTCTATTTGCACTATCATCATTGTTTATGAAAACATTTGGTAAACCATTTCTTACGACAGGTAACATAGTATTTAAAACAGTTCCAATATAATTTTCAGAATCTATTAAATAATTGTCCATCAAGTTATAAAAACTTGTAACATTCAAGTTACTGTTTAATAATTTTTGAGTTGCGAATATTTTAATTATTGGTGAAAAATCTTGGACATTTTTCTCATTAAACGCAACATTCATATTAATAAAGAAGTCCGTAATATAAGAACCACTATTTTTATATTGTAATTGAGGTATTGTTGATGTTCCAACATAATTTTCTAAAGCTAACCAAGTTTTTGGATTTTGTTGTTTAGATTGTGATAAACTTACTTGTGGTGGTAAATTTCCTTGTTCGTATGGCCCATAAATAATAGGATCCTCAATATATCTTGTTGAAAATGTGTAATATAATCTTTTATTAAAATTACTTGGGTTTCCAAATTTAAATGCGACATTGTAATTAACAAATTCTCCCAATACAAATTGGAATCTTTGGTTTTGTTGTGTGATTACATTTTCTAATTTTGTTTCTGGTGAAGTTCCTGTTGGTTTATTTATTATCAACAAAGACCTCATTAAGTATTGGAAATTTTTATAACTTTTTTCTTCTTCGCTTACACCATTAAGTAATCGTTTTGATCCAGGAAAACTTTCTTCTTGTACAAGATAGTTGGGTAATGTGTCGTTATAATCGTAAACAGATCTGCTGAAGTTTAAAAATTCCGCCTCAAACTTATCCATTAATTCAAGTTCAAATGTTGTGAACAACTCTTCAAAGTTACTGTATTGAGTTATATCACCATATAATGAAAAGTTTTGTTGGGTAGATTGGTTAAATAATATCTTTTTAAGATAGGTGTCAGGGCTATTTTTTACAATTTTTGAATTATCAAACCATCCGTATTGCGGTGCGTTCCAAAATAACCTTACACTACCATTAAACATTGCTGGGTTATTAGATAACTCAACTTTCATTGTTTGATTTTTAAACGCTTCAACTTTTGCTTGATTAACATTAGAACCAAATGATGGAAAAACATAATATGAATCAGGAAGTAATGAAGAAAAATTATTTGAAGTTTTTCTAACCACAACAGACCAAGGACTAACCCTCATAGATCTTTGATTACTATTTGGATCGAATCCTGATGTTTCAAAAATTGTTGAGTTTTGTGTGTTAAACATCATTAACTTATCATCATTAAGATAATTTTGTATTTGTTGTGAACCAATTCCTTGGACATAAGCATTTTGAACAACAAAGTTTGATGTGTTTGCCGTTTGTATTGTTGAGGTTTGGTATAATCCTATTCCTCCTGTTGATCCTGAAACTTGTGATGTAATAACAACATTACCATTAAGGTTTTGTCCATTTAATATTGATCCATTTGTAATCACATTATTTGAAATTGCAATCACTTGTATTGGTGGGTTCAACACAGTATAATTATATGTTTCTGCCGATGTACTTGTTAGTTCATAAATTTGTGTAACCCCTGTAGTTGCACTGTATATATTTAAAACCGTAACCGCAGATGTAGATGGACTTCCTCCAATAATTTGTCCTGGTTGTATTGGGTATGGTGTTGTATTTGTTAAGTAACCATATGACCCCAACACAAACGGTAAGGTTGTAAACGCGGCGTTAAAGTTTAATGGTGTGGTGTAGTATCCAATACCTCCTGTTGTACCAGTTACTTGTGTCACTAATTGTATATTAGCATTTAATGAAGGAACAAAAATTGTATGTGGTAAAGTAATAAAGTTATTTGATATACTATTAATTGTAATACCAGCACCATTTGTGGAACATGTTCCCGTAACTTGAATAACATTACTAGCCCCCGTAATTGTTTGTACTATACATGTTCCCGAAACTTGTGTTTGACCACTAAATAATTTAAGACCTTGTATAAACACATTAAAGTCATCCATCAATTGTGGGTAGAATCCTGTGTTAATATCCGTAAATGATGGAGTTCCTGTTGTGGTATCCAAAACTAAATTTTTTGGGGTTCCGTCAACAACAAGATTATAGTTATATGTTGCGGCAGAAGTTGCGGGATCCCAATTTTCTAAATAATTAAAGTCTTTCCACACATCATCTAATATGTCAACACCAGTATCTCTATAAATTTTATATCGGTGCCAAATTGATCCGTACTTTAATATCCATGCATATGGTAACTTATGTACGGCTCCAAACTTTTTGAGTGTTGCAACAATGTAATCTAAATCAGTTTCAGTTTCATTTGCGTATGTCTTATATTTTTCTTTTAAAGTCGCTAAAGGCAAACTGTTCAAGAAAAGATACGCTGCGTTTTTATAAGGATATAAATCGTTTTGTTTGTATCTGAAATTAAATACACCCTGTTGTATTGCATTAATAAAATATGGGGTATTCAACATTGATGTAGTTTGAGAATCTGTTAAGTAGTTGGTATAGTTTTCATAATTTAAATTACCTTCAGTAATCAACTGACTCGCAAACCCTCTTGTTTCATAAAAAGTTTTAAGGTTTGATGTATCAATCGTAACATTTAAATTTTTAAAGTTAAAATGAGTAAATGGTCTTTTGTCGTTATTAGTGTCTGAGAGCGTAAAGTTTGTTACGGTTTTATGAATTTCGTTATAACCTAT